GCTTTAGATACAGTAGAACCAGGAGTTATTACGTGGAACGATATAATACCAGGAGCAACAATGGTTTGGACACCAATTAAACCTTACTAATATGGCATCAACTTATTCAACAGATTTATCATTAGAACTCGTAGCAACAGGTGAAAAAGCTGGTCTATGGGGAACAATTACAAACACTAATTTACAATTATTACAAACGGCAGCATCGGGTTATGTAGAGGTAACTTTAAGTTCTGGTAATACAGATTTACTTTTATCAGATGGATCGGCGACTGCGAATGGTAAAAATCTTTACATCAAAGTTGTTGGAACTTTATCTGGTAATGCTAGTTTAACAATGCCTGCAACTACATCTGGTGGTAATGCAAATAGAGTATTTTTTGTAGAAGACGGAACTACTAGAGGTGGAGCCGGTGACAGCTACACTGTAACTTTACTTACAACGGGTCAGAGTGCATCTACACAAGTACCTCTTCCTGAAGGTGCAACAGCTTTAGTTTATTCTAGAGGTAGTGTACCAGCAACATCTTTAGGTATGTTGCAAAAAGGATTTACAACAGTAACGGCTGCGAGTAAAACTGCATACACAGCAGTTCCTGGTGATCAAATAGGTGTAGACACAGTAGCTAATATTGTAACAATTACCTTACCTGCAGGAGCAGTTGGTGATGAAATAATCATTATGGATGTATCAGCATCAAATGGTTTTGCAACTAACAAATGTGTTGTAGCACCAAACGGATCAGATAAGATTCAAGGAACGGCTGCTTCAATAGATCTTACAACAAACAATCAATCAGTTACACTTATTTACACTGGTTCTAATAAGGGCTGGCAACTAAAAACTAATACAGCATAGGAGCTAAATAGATGGCTCTTACTCAAATCAAATTCGCACCAGGAGTTGATAAACAAGATACTAGCGTCGGCGCTATTGGTCGTTGGGTTGATTCAGACAATGTCAGATGGAGATACGGACTACCAGAAAAAGTTGGTGGTTGGCAGTCTTTACTAACAGATTCAATGGTTGGTGTTGCTAGAAAACAACATGCGTTTGTAGATACAGAAGGCAATAGATATATTGCAATCGGCACAGATAAATTTTTACTTTTGTTTTTTGAGGGACAATTATTTGATATTACTCCCTTATCAACTACAATTTCATCAGCTACATTTACATTTAATGGCTCAACCACAATAACTATTACAACATCTTCTGCACACAATTTAGAAGAAGGCGATATTGTTTTATTTGATAGTGTAACTTTACCTGGTGGTACAGGATTAAATGCTTCTGATTTTGAAGATAAATTATTTCAAGTTATCACAACACCTACAAGTACAACTTTTACAGTTACATTTACAAGTTCAGGTTCAGCTGCATCAGGTGGTAGTGTAGATTTAAAACCTTATGAAAGAGTGGGTCCAGCTGCTCAAACTTATGGTTATGGTTATGGTATCAGTCAATATGGTGGTACAGTTCAAGGTGCACAAACAACAACTCTTGATGGAGCGTTGGCCGCCGACACAAACGGTAATAATGGATCTGCTACACAAATACGTTTAACTTCTACTACAGGTTTTCCATCATCGGGTGGAACTATAGCAATCGCTAATGAATTAATAACTTATACTGGTATAGCTGGTGCTGAACTCACAGGTATTTCTAGAGCACAAAAAGGAACATCAAGCGCAATACATTCTGATGGTGCAACAGTTACAAACGCTTCAGAGTTTAGTGGTTGGGGTGATGCAGTTGATGCAGGTACAATCACACTTGAACCTGGACTTTGGTCTTTAAGTAATTTTGGTCAAGTATTAGTTGCAACAATTGCCAACGGTAAAACATTTACATGGAACGCTGGCGATGCAGCAAGATTAAGTGTAAGAGCTTCCACAACTACATCTGGTTTTGCAACAACAAGCAATCCAACTGCAACTAGATCAACTCTTATATCACCAACAACTAGACACTTAATTCATTTTGGAACAGAAACAACTATTGGTTCAGCTGCTACACAAGATGATATGTTTATTAGATTTTCTGAACAAGAAGATATTAATGACTATTCAATCCTAGCAACAAACACAGCAGGTTCTCAAAGATTACAAGATGGTACAAAAATTATGGGAGCTTTAGTTGCAAAAGAAAATATTCTAGTTTGGACTGATAACGCTTTATACACTATGAAGTTTGTTGGAGCTCCGTTTACATTTGGATTTGAACAGGTTGGTACAAACTGTGGATTAATTGGTAAGAATGCAGCTATTGAAATTGATGGTGTTGCATATTGGATGGGTAGTAATGGTTTTTTCTCATTTGATGGTACAGTAAATACATTACCATGTTCTGTTGAAGACTATGTCTATGATGATATTGATACTACAAAAGGACAACAAGTTTGTGCAGGTATAAACAATTTGTTTACAGAAGTTACATGGTGGTATCCTACATCAGGATCTTCATTTAATAATAGATATGTAGTTTATAACTATGGTGTAACTAATAATCCTTTACCGATGGGTAATTGGTATACCGGTGTTAACACTAATTCTATTAGAACAACTTGGATTGATTCTCTTGTATATCCTAAACCATACGCAACGGCTTATGATAGTTCAGGCACAGGCACATTTCCATCAGTAATCGGCGAAACAGGATTAGGTAAAAGCGTATTATTTGAGCACGAAACGGGGACCGATCAAGTAAACCCAGATGGTAGTGTTACTACCCTTACATCTTTTGTGCAGTCATATGACTTTTCACTACAGACCGATCAAGGTTCGGCAGAATACTTTTTAGCTATGAGAAGATTTTTACCTAATTTTAAAATTCTACAAGGTAATGCTGATGTTACAATTTCAATAGCAGATTATCCTGCAGATCCAAATACAGCAACTACGTTAAGTCCTTTTACTGTTAATTCTAGTACAACTAAAGTTGACACTAGAGCAAGAGGGAGATATGCAGCTGTAAAAATAGAAAACACAGGTGCAGCAGAATCGTGGAGATTTGGTACGTTTCAAGCTGACCTACAACCAGACGGGAGAAGATAATGACAAAAGTAGTAGTAAGATTACCAGAACCTAAAAAAGAATATAGTGAGGATAATCAAAGACAAATTAACAGAGCGTTAGCTGCAATTATAGAACAGTTAAACTCAACATATTTAACACAACAAAAAGAAGACCAAGAACGATTTACTTGGTTAGGATTAGGTTAATGGCAAATATATATAGAAATCAAAAATTAAGTTTAACTAGCACAGCTGATACAGTTTTATATACTGTACCTTCAAACTCAAGAGCAATTGTTAAATCTATTTTAATAGCTGAAGATGCAGCAGGATCTGCTACTGCTAAAGTAACATTACTAAATGCTTCAAGCACAGTTTTTGTAATAGATAATTTAATAACTTTAGCTGCTAATGAAAACAAACAGGTTATATCAGAACCTTTAATCATGGAAGAAAGTGAAGTATTAAAAGTGCAAGCAGCTAGTGGGGCTGTTGATGTTGTAGCATCAGTATTAGAAATTAACAGGGAGGACAAATAATGCCGTTTATTGAAACAGAAGCTTCTGTTAGGTATGAAACTATTAATG